CGTCTCGCTGACCGCTGTCGATAGTTAACGGATGAACCTTCATTAAAATACGGTCAGAATTTTAATGAATGTTTTTGCGTACACGTGAACGATACGTTTACTCGTAGAATCGGTGCGCGAGCGGGTTGTTCGCGAGCTGCCTCTTGGCGATCTCCAGGTTATTGCTCTTCGCGAGGGGATTGCCCTGCCCCTTGTACGCGTTGAAGTTGTGATAGGGTTTCTGTTGATAGTTTTGCATCCACCCCCCGTTGGGGGTCGCCCAACGCCCATCTATGCGACTCGTGTCGCTTCGAACCGCCGTCACGGTCCCGCCCTGCTTCAGCGCGGACTCGCGCACGTTCATCCGACCCCTGTTACCCATGCGGTTAGGCTGTCCTCTTTTGTCTTCAGGGCGGTACCCGTACTTCATCAACTGCTCGTTATTCTTTACGTTCATCTGAGCGGCTGCGGTGTTCATGTAACCACCCTTGAAGTTGGAAATACCAGGGGCGGGCTGGTTGTTATACATGAATTGTGTTCCGTTGTTGTCGCTCTTGAACCGCGTGGGATCCTGAGCACTCGTCAGACTGGAAACGATCCTTTTCCCGGGGTTGAATTCTAAACCGTCTCGCCTGTGTCCAGTCTCTGAGCGATTCGTCGTTCGCTTTGTGCGCTCGTGCGAGTTGCGAGGAACAACTCCGCTCATACCCTGGGCACGGCCGGGCATGGTCGGGAGTCGAGAGGGAAGGTGAGCCGTCGTCGCCGGCTTATTGTGCGTCAGCTGGCCGACGACCGCGCCTCTACCACCAGACTGGTCCGCGGCGGGGCCGGTCCTACCTGGAAGTGTCGTCAGCTTGTATTCACCGACGTTGACGGGGTTCACGCGCAAAAGTTGGTGAAAGCCCCCCGCCGCCGGCACGTTAGCACCGACACCGAGACCCGGACCGACGAGTTCCTTTTCGATCGGGCTTAAGTTGTTCATCCGGCCGTGATCGAACATACGATTTCTCATATCGCCCATCTCCTGACCTGATGACCGTGCGTTTGGTGCGATGTCACCAAAGTTTTTCATCTCGCGTTTATGCTCGACCTGCGGGGGAGGTGTGAAGTTGTCTTCGTCCACGAATTTAGGCTGCTTCATAAATAAGGGTTCGGTATTGACCTCGGGTGGTTTCGTCTTCGTGCTAAGCGACCGACCGGCGTATACTAATCCGGCCACCGCCATCAGAGAGACAGGATCGGCCATTCTTATTAACTACTGACAATTTTATTTTTTGCTAAGATAGCGCTGCTGAAAGAGGTTGTTCTGGAGGTCCGCGCGCGTAGAAGTTGGTTCGTACGACATGGATCGTAACGGCAATTTGCACTCCATGTTGTTAAGGGGAAAGTAACCACGCTCGTACGTCTTCACCAGATGCTTATTAAATCGGGACGTGCTCTGGGGACGAAGCTCGTCGCTCACATCTATAAATTGAGCGGGGGCGCCTTTACCAGCCTTGAAAGGGGCGGTCCCGTAGAGCATGGTGTTGGGCCTGCATCCGCCGCAGTTAAGCCCACTGGGCTGGGGATAGACAAAAACCTCGTCTGTCGCGGATACGGGAGGCAGAGCGCCACTGTTCTGAACGATGGAGAGACCGGGTTGGAGTTGGTACGCCATTTATATTATTATATAAGATTATTTATCGTCTATCACCGTTAGGGGCCAGTCCGGAAAACGCTTCGAGTTGGGCGCCCCTCGCGTTCGGGTTGCAAAACTTCGAGTTGGACTTGCACATAGGCCGGTTCTTCGAACCATACAACCACTCGGCGAACTCCGTCTGTCCACCCGGGATGGACGACACCGGTTGAGTAACGAACTGTCGTTCAAAGGAGTTGCGAAGATATTCCGGCATCGAGGTCCTGGAGCGACCGCTGTCGTAGGGAATACGATCGGAGGTGTACCGTTGAACATAGGGTCTCACGGAAGGATAGTAACACGCCTCAAGCCGGTTTGGTGCTGTTGTATAGTCCGAAATGAGGACATTTCCCATTGGATTATCCATCGTGGGCTTCTGACAGGTGGTCTTGACCTGTCCCGCAGTGGGGGTGGGAACGAACGTCTCGCGCACGAGTTTCGCCTTGTAAAGGACATAAATCACACCGATCAAAGTCGCACCGAGGATGAACACGCGCGGGTCGCGCCTGATGACGTATAAGAGAGTTGACGCATATATGATAAATCGAGAAGCGGCGTTGATTCTGTCTTCTGGACTTTGACCGCTATTAGGCCAGAAGTTTAAAAATTCCTTGTCACTGACGAGCTGACGAGGATCGTCGAACCAGACCTTCATTTAATATACAGTTAGAGTTTTTTTATTTTCCGATATTGCCAAGCATGCTCCCCATCATCCGCATAAGCGCGGATTCGTCCAGTTCGCCTCCGTCGTCCTGTAGTTTGGAAGCCATACCGTGTGCCAGTGCTTCGATCTGAGCCATCTGCTCTGGGGGGAGTGCGGTGATGGTAGTGCCGAGCATGTACAGGGTCTGTAGGTACTGCCAGGTCGCGTCGCGCGTGGAGTTAGACATGCGCTTCCAATAGGAAGCCAGGTCGAGGTCTTTCAGAAACTCGATCTTTTCACACTCCTGTAAGAGGAACGTGTCATCCTTGGATGAGATCTGAGTGGCGTACGGTGATACGCCCTTCATAAAACCGTCAACTACGAGCCGTGGATTGGACGACTTAAGCACGTCGAATGAAGTCAGCATTTTTTTGATACCCTTTTCTTCTGGAAACGTCTTGTGAAGTTCGACAAGAAACTGGGACATCATGTCGTTGAAGGCGGTCACGCTCGCCATATTATACCTTCTAATGATTCGTAATCTTTAAGTTAAAACGGCTCAGTGGAAATCGGTTCACGCTTACCGATACCACCACTAACTATAAAGAAAACCAAAATCGCATTGAGCGTCGCCGGTTTCGTGTATTTGTTGAGTTCGAGTTTTCCCTCATTATTCAAATACGCTTTCGCGTGAATGTAAGCAGCGGTGATTGCCGCCGCAATGAACGCCGCGCTCAGCGGATCTCTAAGATAGTTGGACAGGTCTTCCATTATTAATTAAAGCGAGGATTTTTTATCCTGCGTTCTGGAGCGTCACCGAAAAGGACGCCGTCTTCGTTATTTTCAGGCGCGGGCTGCTGCTGGTATTCGTCCGGGGTGGGGTCGTCTAACTCCGTGGTGGGCGCTTCGACTCCAGGGACCACCTTGAATTCGTTCTCGAGCCCGGTCGGAATGGGAGTCTCCGCGGCCTGAGGTGTCGCGTCCGCCTCCTCCGTGGCGGCAGCCTCCCCCTCTTCGGTGGCGGCGGGCGTCTCCTCCTCGGTGGCGGGGGTCTCTTCCTCGCACTCACCCTCGTCGATCACGTCGGGGTCTTCGCTATCCTGGACTTCACCGTCGAGCGAAATGTCCCGTGACGCGTCTTCCTGGCACATGTACGTCTGGAGGATCTGCTGCACGGGAATCAACTCCTTGACGGTGTTTTCGATCGTCACGGAGAACCGAGCCGTTAAATTATCATCACGGACGTATTCGCTCTGCTCCTCATGAAATATGTAAGGATCCTTATATAAGTCGCGTGCGCAGTTGTTGTAACACGTCTGAATGAACACTTCCTCAGTCGGTAACTTCAACGAGATCTTCTTGTTGTCAGCCTTGAGACGAACCGCGGACAGGATTTTAGTGCACGCGACGAAAACCGCGGCGAGGAGGTCGCTGAACCAGCTGCAACGGTCAGTGATGTTATCGGCGTGGCGCTTTGACATCGCGTTGGACCAATTGGGTACCTCCTTCAGCAGCTTCTGAAACATCACGAGCACTTGTTTTCCCTTTGAAGTCTTAATTGCCTCGTTGTACATTTCCTGGAAGACTTCAATCATCGCGGGGGTCATGATCAAACACATCTGTGCCAGATACTCCTTCTTCGCCTCACAGAGTACGTTGAGGTTTTCACTCATAGTTGTACTGTAGCTGCATAAATTTATAGCCAAACTCTCACGCGCCTCCCCGCCTGTACCGATTCGCGATTTTTTTGAGATTCATCAAGTTGGGAAAATCTTCCTCGTCAACATCGACCTTCTCGCGAAGTTCTTTTCTCTTTTTCGGTGTGTACCAGGTGACGTACAGTTCAGTGGGGTTGACGAGTTGGACCGAGAAACCGCCGCGCAAAAACTGTCTCGCCACGTAGCGCGCTGCCTGTTCCCTGTCGAACGTCGGGTACCCAACTAAAAAGGAGGGCACCTGGAGAAATATTTGTTTGCACCCCAACTCCACGGATTGCTTTATTTTGTTTGTAAACTGTTCGTATATTTTCGTGTAAATCTCTTTACGAATTTGCTTTCGACGTAAGTCTATTTTATTCACGTCGTTTATGCTTAGCATTCTACATTCGAAGTCGAAAAAAATTATTTAATCCCGGCACGCTCGAGGCCCCTGATGAGGTTCGGATCGTTCTCTAGATTGCGCAAGAACTTAGAAGCGCTCCTCTCGAAGTTATTGACGCCCTCCTCCGCATCGCTTCGCAGCTTCGCCAGGTTGGCCCTCGCTTCGTCCACGTCATCGGTGGGTTCCGGTAAGTTCGGAGTCTCGACAGCAAGACTGACGACGGGTTTCCTAAACACGGCGGTGGATGCGTCTAGGTCACCCTTGTTCGGAATGTTGTTCTCTTTGATGAGGTTGTAGTTGGCAAACTCCTTTCCCATGGATTTACCTGGAACCTCGTGCGACGGTTGGTATCCGATCGGCTGTGAACGGATGGCGAGCAGTCGGAGTGGTTTCTTGCCCTCCGCTATGACCCATACCACCACGGAGAAGCCGAAACTAAACCCGTTCTTTTTCACAGTCATGAAATGGCATTCGTACATCTGTTCGGTCTCTTTCATGAACTTTTTCATCGAAGTTGTTTCTATGATGTAGTTCTTGATGCCTGTCCTGTTGTAGATTTCTCTGTTTGTCAGGAGGACGATTGCCTCCATGAGATCATTTTTGGCGTCGTTTCGAGTCTCCTCCCAACCCGTCATGTCTGGGTATTCGTCCATCAGCTGCGTCTCGCGGGGTTTGACAAACCCAGAAAAGCCGTATGATTCACTGTTCTCGTTTGTCAAAAGGTAAACAATGACAAGAAGGATGAAAGCCACGAGGTAGTTCATATTACTATATATGCGTTAAAATTTTTTCGAATTTAACCTCAGATAAAGTAGGAATGAGCCTCCTGATCTACAGCCCACGCTGCAAATTCAGCATGGAGGTGGTCGAATATGTCAATAAGCATCACCAGCTCAAACAACTTATTCATTATCACAACATAAACACGTTAGGAATACCCAGCAGTTACAAATCTAAGATCACCCGAGTCCCTACCATGCTGACCCAAAACGGGAAGATTTTGGTCGGCCGCGAAATCATGAACTGGCTGAACTCTCTGCTTCCGACGAAAGAGATTCAACATAGTTTCATCGGTGGTATGGGATGCTCGTTCACCAACTTAGACGGAAAAGGAGACAGCTCAGACATGTTTCATCTGGACGATTATGGCAAAGTGTTGCAGCCACCCATGACGAAAGAATTAGAGGAAAAAATCAGTCAGAACGTCGGAAAGGGTGCCGTGTACACAGAGTTAAAGATGTAAATTGATTAGGGTTTAGAATGAAGCTGGTCACGATCCAAGCAACCGCCTTTAAGTCAACTTTCGAGGTGCTGAAGGACATACTCAACGATGTCAATGCTTACTTTCGAAAGGAGGGACTCTTCATCGTTACACTTGACACGGCCCGGACATCTCTCGTGGATATCTTTCTTCCAGCCGATAACTTTGAGGAATACGAGTGCGAACAGGAGGAAGTGATTGCGGGAATCAATATCAGTAACACCTTCAAGCTGCTGAAGACCATCACAAACAACGACGTCCTCCAGATTGAGATCAACTGCAAGGAGTACATGAACATCTCGATCTCCAGCGACACCAAGAAAACCCAGACAAAGTTTCAACTGAAACTCCTTGACATCAATGAGAGTCGGATCGAAGTACCCGACGTGGATATGACGACCATAACTACCCTGCCGTCGATCGACTTTCAGCGCCTGTGCCGCGACATGTCTAATATTGGGTCTTACATAGAAATTGTTCGCTCTGGGAAGGAGATATCATTCAACTGCGAAGGCGATTTCGCGAATCAAGAGACGTCGATCGAGTGCGTGGAGGAAACCCAAAAGACCATCTCTGGGCTCTATTCCCTGAAATATCTTAACATCTTCACGAAAGCAACTTCTATGTGCAGTAGCGTGCAAATCATTCAACAAACTGGTTTTTTGATATTGAAGTATAACGTCGCTAATCTAGGCGAACTGAAGTTCTACCTGGCAACTAAGGTATCTGAAGATTGATGGTATAGTCGTCGAGTGTAGATACAATCTTTTTCATCCCGAGACCGTTTGTTAATATGATTTTAGGGAATCGTGACTTCAAATGCTCCTCGGTGTAATACAGAAAGTATTTCAGCGGTACAGCCTCTCCGTGCCAGTCTCCCCTCGGACCACTGTACCGCTTTATCGTGTGTAGCAGGTTGAGCTTCGGCTTATCGTTGTGGTCAACGAGCCACGCGCTGGTCAGGGGAATGCTGAAATGCATCGAAGAACTTTCGTTCTCACCGGGTACGTAGTTTAGGTCTTGCGTGATTACCGAATAGACGTGGCCGTTGTAGTAATACTTGATTCGTAATACCAAGTGATCCACACACTGTGGTATTGCGGTGTATCTGAAATCTTGACCCGTCGAGTCGACGTAAAACGTATCAAGGATCCCGTCCCAATCTTTACTCTCCATTTTCCAGAAATCATCTTCGACGCGGTAGTTGAGATTATAGTCCACGGTGTATTCCAGCTCTTCCTGTAAGATCGTGTAATCTCGCGGAGTTGTCAGTTTTTTCCAGAGAAAGATGACACTACTTAAAAGACTGAACAGCATATATAGTATGGAAGGCAACTTTTTAAGCCGCTACCAGAACAAACTCCAGGAATACAAAGACCTCATACTTACGGAGCCCCATAATAAACGACAGATAGAGAGCGAGATGAGCGATTATATCATAAAGTGCATGCCGTATCTGAATGAATACACGAGCGCGGACGCGGAGATGTCCAACACAGATAACGTGTTTTCGGTACGCGAGACCGTGGGTCTGAAGCGCAAAGATATCTTCAGAGACTATTTGATTGAAGTCGAAAATCAGAACATCTCTCGACCGACCCAGCGCCTGGTGGACACGTGTCCAAACTGTGTGGACTCGGACCTGGTTCATTTTCCCGAGACGAGCGACCTGGTATGTCAAAAATGCGGGACGGTGGTAACGTCCCTCATCAGCGAAGAGTTGACGTACAGAGAGGAGCAGGAGACATCCGAGAAGATTGTCAACTACTCATACAAACGAGAGAACCACTTCAACGAATGGCTGTCACAGTTTCAGGCGCAGGAGATGACCACGATACCCGACGAAGTCATCGAGGCGTTACGTTCGGAACTCAAGAAGCAAAAAATAAAAAACGTGGAGGAGATTACGCACGCGAAAGTTCGCGCTCTGCTCAAAAAGTTGCGTCAAAACAAATTCTATGAGCACGTGCCTTACATCTGCAACATCCTTAACGGTCTGAAACCTCCGTCGATGCCACAGGAGCTGGAGGAGACGCTCCGCATGATGTTCCGTGATATTCAGAAACCTTTCGATGATAACTGTCCGGCGGAGAGGAAAAACTTCTTGAGTTACAGTTACGTGTTGTACAAAATGTGTGAACTCCTAGGAGAGGATGAGTACTTGCAGTATTTTCCGCTTCTGAAATCAAAAGAGAAGTTGTATCAACAGGACTGCATCTGGAAATCGATTTGTACGGTGCTATCCTGGGAATACATCCCGACGGTGTAGATATACTTAAATAGGAGCTTCGATTGCAGTGTAATGATAGAACAGGAAGAGAGATGCCTGATGCTACTTTACAATCTCGATAGTTACGTCATGCCACATGTCAACGACGTCACGTGCCCCGATCGAGCCATTGAACACTGCCTGGGACAGGTTAAATTTCACCTCTCTCGGGCAAGGGAGTATCTGGAAGCAGCCGTTTTAGCCCCTGAGTCTTCTCGTGATGATGATGTTGAATTTTATCAAAGACTCGCGCGAGCTCTTCCTTTTCTGATACTAAGTCAATTGATATCACCTCCGGTTCCCGGCCAGCCTCCGGAGGAAAGTTTACCAGCTTCGCCAGGTTCAGACCAGTCAGACTCAGATAGTTTCGTGCCTGCAACTCCTCCTTAGGCCCGAGCTTCTTCACGCTCTTGAACTCTAGAACCATTTCTTGCTCAACTATGATGTCCGCGCGCAGATCTCCCACGACGTGGCCTCTGTATGGGACATTGATGTGTCGCTCTGACTCGTACTTGATGTTCATGTTTCTGAGATACACCTCCGCGGCATTATGATAGACTCGCTCTGAGTACCCTGCGCCGAGTACCCCGTAAATGTCGCGCGCCATGGTTTCTACGTCGAGGGTCGCCATCTTTTTTTTTGGTTGGTTGCCACCCCTGATTAAAATCCCTAGGTTAATATTAGGGATGAGTTCGTTGCGAAAATATGATGTACAGATACCACCTCGAATCATCAAAGAGCTGAAACGTATCTCCGACCTCTCGGGTAAGAAGAGATGGGAATACGCGGGAAAAATCGAGTTGAAAAATAAAACCTTCAAAAACCCACTCTTCGTCACGTCGAGGGACAGGGATAAGGTGAGACTGAAGACGGTCAAAAAAATGTGGCCGTCGACGCTATGCTTTCATACACACCCCTCGGTCACGCGTCCATGCAACAGTCCCAATCCGTACACGGTATTCTGTACGCTACCCAGCAAACACGATTTCGATTCTTACATTTACAACTTTCCTCAGATGCAGGTCAACCTCATATGTGACGCGCACGGATATTACGTCATCAGCGTACTCGCGTCGGCGGAGAGGGGGAATTGCGCCGTACCCGCGGCGGTCGAACTGGCGATGTATAACTTCAGACAGCGCGAGGATCTACGGGACATGGTTTTCTCGGAGGAGGGACTGGAATACTTTGAGACTAGGCTGAACACGTGGAAGGAATTAATAAACCACGATCTCAACACCGAACTCACGAGACTCTTCGGTATAAGTATTAGGTATTATGCATATGACGACGAGGCACCGGTCATAACTTTATTACAAAACTGAGTGCATCCAATCAAAAATAGCATCTTCGTCTACTCGATAGAAGGCTGGATAAATGGTCCACTTTTTGTTCTGAATATGAACTCTCCACGCCGAACCAACTTGTTCAGCGAAAAATATTGGGATACCGACTTTCCGGTTGTGTTCGATGGCGATTTCGTATTTTTTCTGCCGACCGAACCACCAGTCGTTTACGATAAACATCATGTGGACGTTCTCGACACTGGGGTATAGTTGTTTGTATTCTTCGCGCAGACAGGGACCCGCTCTAATCTTTTCATCGACCGAGCCGGCGACAATCTGGTGTTTCGCCTCGATGATGAAAAGCGTTTTTTCGTCGTCGCTAATCAACGCGCCGTCTGGTTTTTTACAGTGGTCCCAATACGGGTTTTTTAAGTGTTCCATTCGCTTGACGAATGTATTCTGTTCTATATAACTAAATACCCTGTCGCCTATTATATGTTTACCTTCGGGACGGAAACATTTTTCGAATGGTTTGCCACTCGAATTTGTGTCTAACCACTTCGTTTTCATCTTAAAATATTACGGTACCCAACTTCCCTAGGGGCTTAAAAATAGCCGGCACTATACTAAATATATGAAACCATTCCTTAAGTGGGTTGGGGGTAAGTCGCAAATCATCGAAGAAGTTATCGATTCGTTTCCTAAAGAAATTCGCAATTACCACGAAGTATTCGTGGGTGGCGGAAGCGTGCTCCTATCAGTCCTGTCAAGGGGGCTCGTCGGGGGGAAGGTTTATGCGTACGATCTCAACGGCTCGCTCATCGCCCTGTACCAGAACATACAATCAAACCCAGGCGCAGTCCAGGGTCACGTTCAAAAGCTATTCGGGGAGTACGACGAGTGCTCGGGTGACGACGTAAATAGAGACCCGGCGACGTTCGAAGAGGCCACGCGGTCGAAGGAGAATTATTATTACTGGGTGCGGAAGAAGTTTAACACGAACAAGGAGGAGACGATCGAGCGCTCGGCCATGTTTTTGTTTCTGAATAAGACCTGTTTTAGGGGTGTGTACCGCGAGGGGCCCAACGGGTTTAACGTACCCTGGGGCCACTACAAGAAAGCACCGTCGTGCAGTGAACTCACCGAAGTTAGCAAACTCATCAAGGACGTGCAGTTCAGACAATGCGACTTTCGCCAGGCCTTTAAGGAAGTTGGGAAGGGTGATTTCATTTACCTCGATCCCCCGTACGCACCGGAAACGAAATCATCCTTCGTGGGTTACACGAAGGATGGATTCGGAAAGAAAGACCACGAAGATTTGTTCAACTTAATCAAGGGTTCGGGTGCGACATTCGTTATGAGCAACGCCAAGGTCGAGATGGTCACCGAGGCGTTCTCGGAATACAGCATCAAGGACGTGAAAGCGCGTCGCGCGATAAACAGTAAAGATCCCAGCTCCACGACTACCGAAGTTGTCGTCTACTCCACCCGGTGAATGGCGTCTTCGATCTCGTCCACGACCCACCACGCCGCGTGGCACGCGGGTGAATTTTCACCTTCCTCTGTGCAAATAGTCTGAGCTTCTTTGATTGCCTTTTTGAAGTGAAATCGAATCCTCTTGTTTCTGTGGGGTTGACTGGGTGTTTTAGCCTTATAAATATTTTTCAAAACGTTCTGCCTGGTTTTCGAGACTCTTTCTCTGTACGGATCGATGTCAGCGGAAAGTGCTATGCAGTTCATTTTTATATATAGTTATATTTTATGGCGATCGATAAAGACGTGCTGACGGTGATGAATACGATCGATGAAACCAGAGACCACATGTCAGAAGGTTTGTATATCAGCACGTGCGATGCCCTGAAACGTGTCCACGATAAGTTGAAACGACCCAAGATACCTCTCCCGCGGCCTCACATCCTTTCGGCTATACTGAAATTCGGCACCTACGTGACGGCGATCAAGATTTTTAAACGATGTATTAAAGATTAAGGGTGTGTCATATATAGTAATGTCCTCCTACAACGTCGGACCCTGCAACTACAAGTACCGCGTCTCCTCCCTCGAGAAAGTGGTGGACGGAGACACCATCGACGTCGCGATAGACCTCGGTTTCGATGTGTGCACGAAGCAACGCGTTCGTTTGCTAGGAATTGACACACCAGAATCTCGCACCTCCGATGTAATAGAGAAGAAGTTCGGTCTCCTCTCGAAGAAGAAGCTCAGGGAATGGTGCATGAAGGCCGTTGCTTCCGAGAAGGATGATATCGAAATCGAACTCAGGTGCCCGGAGGCTGACTCTCGGGGTAAGTTCGGACGCGTCCTCGCCGAGGTTTGGGTCCGCGAGGATGGTAGTTGGACCAATGTGAATAAGTGGCTTTGTGACGAGGGATACGCGGTACCTTACGCGGCTCAGAACAAATCTGAAGTCGAGGCGCTCCACATGGAGAACCGCAAGAAGTTGATCGAACGCGGCGAGGTCTAATACGGCGCCTGTCGCACCCATAAGTTGCAAATCCATTTCGTCCCTGACTCTACAGGTCGCCCACCGTGTAGAGCCAGTTGAGTCTCTAGTCCCAGGCTGTCGAGCGTCTTGAAAAATAGTGCGTCACCCGCTCGGAGTTTGAACGTCCGACCGATGTTTGGAAACTCGGTCTGGCCGCCCGTGTAGTCATCGGTGAGAGCCAAAATGAAGGTACATATCCGCTTGTTTTCGTCCTGGATAAACACATCCTGATGCGGCTTGTAGTGTCCACCCTCTCCGTATTTGAGGACTTGCAACTGCTCGCAGTGTTCGACCGTTTTGTTTATCCTCGACACACATCGCTCCATGATTGAACGGACGATGGGATCGGTTTTAGGAAGCCACGCCGTCTGACTGAAACGGACGTCGGTGTCAACGGTTCCGTCGACGTCGACCAGCGAATCGGAAAGTTGACCACCGGCCTGTTTGATTATGTGTGCCCTTTCTTCTGGACTGAGAAAGCCGTGTATCACCGTGGGGGTTGGGTATCTCGGCATGAGAATGCACACGACGAGCACGGCGAGTAGTAGCACCCAAAGCATGGTCTCTATTGTAATTGTCAGACATTAATATTCTTCGGTAACTTGCAGTTGTACCTTTTTCGAATATCACCCAACACCTGGTTAGCATAATCAAAAATCCACTGAAGCTGTTCAATGTACCACTCGTGAAGTCGTGGTTGTATGATGTATTGTCTCAACAAGTCTCCCCCACTGTGTACCACCATCTCGTAAATCGCGTTTATGTCTCTCACCTTCTCGGTGAACTTCTCTTGTTTTTGCAGTATGTTTTTGAATTCAGTCTCGGACAGGTCTCCGAGCATATAGCCAATGCGAGGGTTCGTTGTGTCACCTGGTCGCGTGTCTAGGAAGGCGTTCACTCGTTCGGTCTCGTAAATAACTATCGCGAACTGTAGCATCTTAGACGACGATCCCGAGACTCGAAGTTCACGAAACGTGGGGATTCCACCGCAGGGTATGTCTCCGTGTTCTCTACTGGTCTGTTTTTTGAATGCGATAAAATGCGGATTATGGATCCTTCCGCGCTCGATCTCCCCGGTCCTCCAGTTAAACGCACAGTGGCAGTTGGTGCACCACATCTGACTGCACCCATCAGTCTTGTGGATGACGTACCCACACTTCGGACAGCTTTTAGAATCGCCCCTTATCAACTCGATCGTCTTCACGGTGTCGGGGTTACAGACGTGACCCTCGGTCTTGGGTTCGTGACAACTTTTGCAAAAATACGTTTCGCAGATTCCGCAGTAATAGTTCTCCGAGAGAAACCCTTTGCAATCAGGTGTCGCACATTTCAATACAAATTTCCTGGGTTCGATATCAGTGGTTCGAATCTCGTTTCTCAGACGTTCGAGGTCGGTGTACACAACTTCCATGCTTCTGTAAATGGAGAGCAGCTCGGGATGACCGACCACCGATCGCCCCGTTCGCTGAAGTTCCGCGTGTATTTCTATCACCCTCTGTTTGTGACTCCTGAGCTGGGCGCCCAGCTTACGCATTTGAATGATACGCTCGACGTCGGGTTGTGTAGCTGGCATGAGAAGTTTCTGACGCTCGAAGAGGACGTTTTCGCGGTGTTCCTTATAGTCGACGTTCCTGAATTTCTTAGTACAGAAGTTGTCGACGAACTGACGGTCCCATCTCGTATGGCAGTTCATGCAGTGTGGGTCCCTGTCTGTTGACAGCAGATACGTCTGACAACATTCCTTGCACGCGTCGTAGTTACAAAAGAGACACGAGACTTTTTTGTGACGCTGTTTGTTGAAATTCTCGCAACACACCGCACACGCTCCATCCATCCTAACTTAAAGAGAGAGCCACTCCTTTAAGTTAGTCAGATTTTTATTAAATTACAAAATTTTCTATCATCTTCTTCCTAGTGGGTTTGCGGGTTTAGTGTTTATACGGTTGGTACGTAAGAGCTTCAGTTCTCTCTGCTGTTTCTTTTTCGCTTTCCGTTTCACGGCCACCGCTTTACGATTCCGCATACCCCTAAACCCAGCCTGTATTTTGGTCGCCGCCGCGACCTTACGGTTCGTGTTTTGTTTCCTTTGTAAAGCCTCCTGTTCTTTTTTTGCTTTGAGAGCCTTAGCTTTAGCCTGTTGAGCGTTTAGGGCTTTCTGGACCTTATTTCTCCTTGCCTGTTTCTTAGCGGCAGCTTCCTTGCGCTTGTTTTCTGCTTTTTTTGCCGCGGTTGCAGAAATACCCTTTTCAGCAAACTGGCTATTTCTCGTCTTTTTTAATAGACCAGCAGCCGCGGTGGCATTTTTCCCCTTATTCCTGCCCGTAGCCGCGGATTGTTGCCTTGCTAACTTAACTCTCTCGGGACCTGTTGCCTCGTTTAATTTCTTCTGCTCAGTGGCGATTCTGGCGGCGGTTTTTACCTTGTTCATTACCTGGTTCTCCTTAATCTTTTTGACGGCACCTTGAAATCGAGCCTTCGCCGCCTGCGCCGCCTGCGCCGCCTTTTTCTCTGCATTCGCCTTCTCCTGCGCCGCCTGCGCCGCCTTCTCCTTCGCCGCCTTTGCCTCCTGCGCCGCCTTTTTCTCTGCATTCGCCTTCTCCTGCGCCGCCTGCGCCGCCTTCTCCTTCGCCGCCTTTGCCTCCTGCGCCGCCTTTTTCTCTGCCTCCTTCTTCTTTGCCTTTTCGTTTTTTTCCCGCGCCGCCTTCTCCCGAATGAAGTTGGCCGATTTTCTTTGTGCACTTCGTCTTATGTTTTGTATTTCTCGTACTGTATTTTGGGTTATTTTATTGTTATTTGCTGTGATTTCATTCAGTTTCTTCAGTAAGGCGGTTTTATTATTGTTTTTTAATGGCATTCCACTGACTGTATTCTTAGCCTGTTTCTGTTTCTTTTTAACATCCTGTATAATCTTATTTTTGGCTAATTGCTTCCGTCTTTCCATCGCTCCTTCCTCTCTCGCCTTATCAGCTTCTAGCCTCTTCTTATTTGCTTCTATTGCTGCCTTCCGAATATTGATGGTTTGATTGTATTTCCAAATGTTTTGCAGGTGCCCCCTTTTTTCCTTCATGCCAATATTGTTCATCTTTTTGATTTCGTTGCTGAACGCCTTCCTATTATTAAGCTCCTTATCGAGTTCCTTGAGTCTCGTCATATTTGCGGTTTTTATAGCCGTTCCCCATCTTCCAATACCAATACCTGGGACGTAACCTGGGGTACGTGCCTTTTCGTTAATTCTTTTTCTCTTTTCCTCCAACTTTTTGTTATTCGCCCCAGCCGCGTTCGCCCCTGCCGTGTTCGCCGCGTTCGCCCCTGCCGCGTTCGTCTGCGCGTATACTGGATTAGTCTGAATCGGTCGGTTCGCCTTTTGTTTAAGTGATTGTTGGTTATTGAGCTTATTGAACTCCTGCTTCGCTCTAGTTTCATTCCAGGAATTCGCATTCACGGTGGCGTTGGTCTGTGACCCGGCGTTTTTAGCTTTCACGATTTTCATTCTTCTCTT